GCGAACGGTACCGAGGCCTGGAACACGACCCGGCTTCAGGCGTACCTGCGGAACGTGGGCAGCCCCTTCGACGGGGGCCCGGACATCTGCCACTGCCCGAGCCTCACCGCCGAAGTCCTCGGGGCTGAAGGCCCGTACACGACCCCGGACGCCGTGGTGGAACCCGCGCCCTGGTACGACCCTGCTGTCCCCGAGTCCGCCGAATTCCTCGGCTTCATGCCGCTGACCGTCTCGGGCACGGACGACAACCCACGTCGCCGTACGGTGAGCACAGCCGTGGGTGGTGGCGGCGTCTTCGGTCCGACGCGCGAGCAGCCACGTAACATCGTGGTCACGGGGGTACTGATCGGCGCCACTTGCTGCGGCGCTCAGTACGGGATGCAGTTCCTGTCCGAACTGCTGAGCGGGTGCACCGGCGACTCATGTGACGGCGACTGCTTCGCCATGTACAACTGCTGTCCCGATGACGGGATGACGCCGGTCCAGTTCAACGCCGCGCACCGCCGTACCTTCCGCCGCACGTCCCTGGTGGACGGGCCTACAGAGACCGGCCGGCACGCCACGGGTGACTGTGCCCGTTCGTCGTGCGCGGCCGGGGCGGAACTGATCGAGGTGGAATTCGTTCTGGTGGCCGCGTCCCCGTGGGCATGGACCGACCCGATTCCGGTGCTGGAAGTGACCCCGCCGATCGCGGACCAGGACGAGTGCGTGGACTGGTGCCTTCCCGGTGGCACCGACCCGGATCACGACTGCGACCCGTCCACGTGCCTGTTCCAGTCGTGTGTCACCCCCGGTGACCCGTACGCGGACCCGCGCACCGTGGTCCCGCTGCCGCCGCAGCCGACCGTGCCGGCAGGCAGCTTCTGCGCCCCTCTCGTCCCCGAGCGCGCCTGCTATGACATCGACCTGTCCGCCCGGCCCCAGTGGGCCAGTGACGCGCCGCTGGTTGAGATCTACGCCGGTGCGTACGAGCTGCGCAACATCCGCGTCACCTGGTACGAGAAGCCGGAAGGGTTCACCGGCACCTGCGGGGACCTGGCGGACAGCAACTTGTGCAACTTCGTCCAGGACTTCACAGTCACCTACGTGCCGCCGCGCGGCACCCTGACGCTGGACGGCGCTATCGGGCGCGCCGTGGTGACGGCAGGGGGACAAGGCTGCCGGACCGCGTCCACGGCGTACGGGAACCAGAACGGCGGACCGGTCAGTGTCACGGACCTGACGTGTGCCACGTACTGCGTGTGCATCGAGACGGACAGCGACTCGCCCCCGGCGGCGGACGCCGTGGTCCGGATCAGCGTGCTCGGAAAGGGGTACTGATGGCGCTCGGCTGTGCTACCCACGGGTACACCATCACGGACCGCTCGGGCGGGCAGGTGGCGGCCTCGGGCCGCCTCACCCGCGTCCAGTACAACCGGTTGCTGAACGACTCGTCGGACGCCTCGGTGACAATCGCCGTGGAAGGGCTGGACTGCTGTACCGAACTGGGCAACATCAGGTCGTGGCGGCACTGGTTGAACATCTTCCGCAACGGCGTTTTCGTCTGGTCCGGCCCGATCGTCACTGTCAGCTGGTCCGGCTCGGACGTCGTGGTCAACGCGACGGACCTGATTGGCTTGCTGGACCGGCGGGTTGTCCACCGCCAGATCACCTTCGCGCGGGCACCCGTGGCCACCATCGCGTCCGTCCTGATCGAGGACGGGTTGCGGCCGGACGATCCGGGCCACACGGTTACCGTGGTGGCCCCGACCACCACGACCGGCGGCCGGACCTATCAGGCGTGGATCGGGCAGACGGCGGACCACCTGCGGGACCTAGCGGAAACGGGCCTTGACTTCACCGCCATCGGGCAAAATATCCTGCTGCTGCCGGACGACTTCGGCGAGACCATCGGGCGGCTGTCCGATGACGACCTGCCGGACGGGCTGAAGGTGACCGAGGACGGCGCCTCACTGGCAACGCGGCAGGTCGTGGCGGCGGACGAGGACACAGGCTTCGTCGGGGTGGCCGGCGGGGTCAATGACTACTACGGCCTGCTTGAGATCTACACCGAACAGAACACGCTGAAGACGCTGGCTGACGCTGATCAGGCGGCAGCAGCGAAGCTGGCCGGCTCGCTCAGCGTCCCGGTGTTCATCGACACACAGGACGTCACGCTGTCCCCCACTGCGCCCGTGATCATCGAGCAGCTGGTGCCCGGCTGGTGCTTGGACATCACCTCGGGCCAGACGTGCCGCGAGATTACGCAGCGCATGAAGGTCACCGGCCTGGCCGTGACCGAAAACGGCGACTCGGAACGGGTCGTCCTGCAAGTGGCCGCACTCGGCGAAGACCTGGTGGTGACGTGATGGCGCAACGCAACAGTCCTTCCCGGCGGTTCCCCGGTGAGCCGCTGGTGGGTGTCCTTCGGAACATGGCGTACCAGGCCAGGTACAGCAACAGGCGCCGCGCGGACGTTGCGACGGTGACCAACCGGGCCGCAACGGCTGTGTCCGCCGAGGCTGCGGCAGCCGCGTCGGAAGTTGCGGCGCTGGCCGCGCCCGCGATGGCCGCCACGCTGTCCGCAACGGCGGACGAGCCCGTGACCTCGGCTGCAACGCTCGTCGCAACGGCGGACGCACCGCAGCCGGGCACCGCAACACTGCTGCGGACGGACGAGAACGGACGCGCAACGCTCGAATACGAGGACCGTGGCAGTACCCCCGTAATTACCGCAACGGTGATCGGTGACCGTCCCGCCGTCGCAACGGTCATCCCGTGGGGCGAGAGCGCCGCAACGGTTTACGCCTGGACGCTTCCTGACCTGCTGCCAGCGGTGAACGTGCCGGTCGGTGTCCATGTGTTCTGGCCGTAGGATCGAGACCAGCAACCCGAGGGGAAGGACCGCAACATGGCGCGCGTCTGTGTGGACAGCACCTACTTCAATGTGGACGACAGCGGACAGCTGACGATCAAGCCCGGTTCGATCGGTTACCAGACCACGGTGACCGTGAACGGTGACCTGGTCCCGCTGAACTTCCAGATCGCGGACTACCCCGGTGCGGCGTGGGTTTTCGTCGAGTGCATCGGCGCGGGTGGCGGTGGTGCGGGCGCACAGGATCTCACCGCGTCCACCGGCATCGCCCAGGGTGGTGGGTCCGGCGGCACGTACTGCGCCTCGTGGCTGCTGGCGTCCAGCCTTCCGCCGATCGTCCCGGTTGCCGGTGGCAACGGCGGGTCCGGCGGCGTCTTCAACGCGGCCGGTGGCAACGGCGGTCAGTCCAGCTTCGGCACGTTGGTGGTGGCGCCCGGCGGTCTCGGGGCCACGGTCGTCATGCTCGCCAGCACCACGACCGGCATCGGCAAGGGCGCCGCGTCCCCCGGTGCGGGGACCGGACAGATTCGCCGCCTCGGACAGCCTGGCGGACACGCTGTGATGGTCGGTGCCTTCCACAAGATCGGCGGCCACGGTGGCGCCTCGGGCTGGCCGGGCGCGGGTGGACGCGGCGGCACCAACAACGAGGCCGGGGAATCCGGGCAGACCTTCGCCGGTGGCGGTGGCGGTGGCGCGGCAGCTTTCAACGGTGGATGGACCGGCGGTTCCGGCGGTGACGGCGCTGTCCGCATCTCGATCTACAACTAAGGGGCAGGAACATGGCTCGCTGTAACTGTGCCGGCCTCGGCGTCGAAGGCTGCATGTGCGCCCTGGTGGCCGGGGACAACACCACGGTGACCGGCACCGGGCAGGCACTGGACCCTTGGATCGTCAACAGCGTCTTGGCGCCCCCGTACACCGAGGGCACGGCCATTGACATCGTGGCGAACGCGATCAGCGTGGACCTGTCCACGGACGCGGGCAACGTCCTGGTGGTCGGCGGTGACGGCGGCCTGTACGTTCCGACGCCGCCTACACCCCCCGCCGCGCTCTCGCAGTTCCTCGGCATGGTGGTCAGCAACACCGCAGGGGCAACGACGTGGGACAAGGCGACGTACCCCGACGCGAAATGGCTGCGGGTCCGTGTGATCGGCGCGGGTGGCGGTGGCGCGGGTGCCACGTCCGCCGCGTCACAGGTCATCGCACGAGGTGGCGGCGGTGGCGGCAGCTACTCGGAAGGCTGGATCGACGTGTCTACCCTGGCCGCGTCTACGGCCGTCACGGTGGGCACAGGCGGGACCGCAGGCGTGGCCGCGAACGGGGCCGGCGGGAACGGCGGCAACTCGTCCTTCGGCGCCGTCCTGGTGGCCACCGGCGGGACGGGCGCGCCGAACACCGCCACGTCAGGAACGTCGGGGGCGAGCGAAGCGGGTGCGTCCGGTGGCCTCGGCACGGCGCAGTTCTACTCGCTGGGCAACCGGGGTGAACGCGGCATGTGGTGGTCCGCCACGGTCGGTGTCGGCGGGAACGGCGGTGTCGGTGGCGCGGGATTCGGCACAGGCGGACGCGGCGGTATGCCTGGTGTCGGTGCACAGGGCGGGTCCAGTCCAGGCGGTGGCGGTGGCGGTGCTCTCTCGGTCAGCGCGGCTGCGACCGCTGGCGGTGCTGGTGGCGCGGGCGCTGTCGTGATCGAGATGTTCCGCTGACTCTCGCCCCTCGTGGCCCCGGATGCTTCGGCGTCCGGGGCCACTGCCGTTCAGGCCAGCCGGTTGTACCGCAGCGACGTACCCTCGGCCTGAAGGACGGACGTGTTGACGGGCGTACCTGCCGCACCGCTTGACGTCGTGTTGACCCTCTGGACCTGCATCTTCACCGTGGTGGGCCCAGTGGTCACCAGGTTCGCGTGAACGGTGGACCCGCCAGCGCCCTGGTACCGCCCGAGCTTATTGCTGCCTACAGACATCATGGTCACGGTGGTGTTGGGGACCACGGCCGAGGCCGTCTCGTTCCATAGCCGGAACAGCAACTGCACCGAGCCGGTGCCCCCGTCCGCAGACACGTTCACGTGCAACAGCGCGAAGGCGTCCGCAGTCAGCTCGAACGTGCCGGCCGCCGGAACGGTCACGGACAGTCCGGTGTCCGTCCAGACGCTGTCCACCAGCGGCACCAGGTCTACGGCGGCCGGAAGGTTCGCCGCGTCGAACAGCGGCGTGAACTCGGCGACGTACAGGCAGCCTGTCTCGTCGTAGGACGCCAGGTTGCCTGGGTTGGTCGAAAGACACTGCTGATCGCTTCCGCAGCCACAACGGCCCATGACACTGTCCCTTCGTAGCCTGTCTGCTGGTCACAGTCTAGATGTGCGCGGGCATAAACTGGCCGGGCACCAACTACCACCGAAGGGACCAACGATGGCCGCACCGATGTCCGCCGCGAAGTTCGTTGCAGCGCTGAAAGCCGAGGGGCTGACGGTCCGCGAACGTAAGGGCGCGCGCACGCACAACCGGAACCACAAGGGACCGTGGGGTCCGATCCACGGCGCCATGCTGCATCACACAGCCTCGGGCACGGACGGGATCGAAGAGTACGTGTCGAAGGGCACCAGCGCCCTGCCGGGACCGCTCTGTCAGGGCCTGATTGAGAAGACAGGCACCGTGGTCCTGATCGGGTGGGGTCGCGCGAACCACGCGGGCGGCGGTGACGAGGACGTTCTAAAGGCGGTGATCGCTGAGAAGTTCCCCCTGCCGAAGACGCACGAACATGACGGGTCCTCGGGCTCGGTGGACGGCAACCGGCACTTCATCGGATACGAGTGCGTCAACAAGGGCGACGGCAAGGACCCGTGGCCGGCCATCCAGCTGGAAGCGATGGCCCGCGCGTGCGCGGCCGTGGCCCGCTACTACGGCTGGACGGTCAACAGCATCATCCGCCATCTGGACTGGTCCGACTGGAAGTCGGATCCGCGCGACGTGGACTGGACGAAGATGCGTGCCCGCATCTCGGCGATCCTGTCCGGCAAGCCCAACGCCACCCCGCTGTCCGCGTGGGTGGACGGCGACGGGGACGAGGCTGAGCAGTCTGGGCAGCCTCAGCCCGAGCAGCCGAGCAACCCCGACGCGTTCCCCGGTGCGTCCAAGTTCGGTCCGGGCGCGGACAACAGCTACGTGACGCGGCTCGGGCAGATGCTGGTGAAGCGCGGCGGTGCCCGCTTCTACAGTGTCGGCCCCGGCCCCCGGTGGGGCGATGCGGACCGCGACGCAACCAAGGCGTTCCAGCGGGCGCAGGGGTGGACCGGCAGCGACGCGGACGGCATCCCCG